TGGAACCACAGCCCGATCTTGTACACGCCGGCCCCGCCGGCGGACAAAACTGCGGCGTTGGAGGCGGCGATCGAGTTTGAGGATCGATCCGAGGACACCAGCGAAATGATGTATCAGACCTGCGAACGATGCCGATGGTGGAAGGCGATCCTCGTCGGATTTGGCCGGGTGGCGCCGGTGTGTCACTGTCATGACGCCGTGGCGCATTACATGATACAAACGGGCGCAGCGACGACGTGCGAGCAGTGGACGCCGTCGCTTCGCCACCCCAAAACCTCAGAACAGTCAGAGCCTCGGTCAGGGGGGGAACGTGCCCCCTTGACCGCGGGTTAGGTCGCGGATCCCCGCGAGAGCGAGTCGGTGGGGTGACCCGCTCCGCAGGCGGTCCGAGTATCGTGTGGAGTGCAGAATCAGATGAGCAAAACACGGATGGCACCTGCGGCCGCTGCGGCCGGGGCGCCTGGCGAGGGATCGCCCTCGCCGGCGTCGGTGATCAGTTGGTCGCTGCACCGGTTCCCGTGGCCGGCCAAGCCTGCGCAGCGGTTCTGCCTGGCCTCACCCTGGCTGGCCGTGGTCAATGCGCGGGGGCCCTGGGGTGTGTGGCAGCATTTGCGCCGGGAGCCGGCCTGGCTGCCCCTGTACGACTCGCTCTGGCGAAAGCCCTGGTTCGCCGGGGCGACGCCGGCGGTGCAGATGGGCGTGATCAACGTCTGGCGGATGATGGCCAAGGCGAACTACTGGGGCGTGGAGTGGGGCGAACCGACGCGGCTGTGTTTCCAGTGGGGAATCGATCCCGAGACGCTCAACGCCACGCTCTCGGTGATGCTGGAGGTTGGGGCCCTGGTGTACCTGACGCACGCGGAGAAGCTGGCGATGGAATCGTGGAAGCCCGGCGGGCGGAAACCGGGCGACGGACAACGCCAGATCCGCGACGGTTTAGGGGAAAGAGAGGGGAAAAAGGGGGGGACTATAGGGGGGGATTCTAGGGGTGAGTATGGGGTCCAGGTTTCAGACAGAGACAGCAGAGAGAAGACAGGGACAGTGACAGGGACAGGGGACAGGCGACAGCCCACAGGCAAGCATGCGCGCGCGCTCTTGTCAGGTTCTAGAGATTGTCAGCGCGAGCCAGCGACAGGGACAGACGACAGCGACAGCCGACAGGGACAGGGACACCCACAGGGACAGGCACAGGGCACAGGGCACAGGGACAGCCCCACAGAGCCTGCCAACCTGCCTGATTCTGACCAGGGGAGCGACAACCGCGGAGCCGTCCGCAACCGTCGCTCCCCGTCAGCTCTGGCCGACGACGCCGGCAGACTGGGCGACTACCTGCACTGGAGCGATCCTCTGGCGATGGATTTCGCCCGGCGGATGTTCCGGGCGGTCCTGGGCCGCGAGGCCCCGGCGGACGCTACCACGGCCTCTAGGAGCGATCGGAGCGTCTTGGGGGCCTGGGCATCGGCCTGGGTCAAGAAATTCAGCCACAGCCTCAATCCGGGCCAATTTGAGGCATTCTGTGAGCGGGCCGAACGGGATGTAGCCAAGAAACGCGGCAAGGCCGGGGTCCGGAACCTCGGCGCCGTGGCGATGGATAAGATCGTGCCGGGGATCGTGCGGAGCCTGGCGAAGGAGAAATCATGACAGCGAAACGCAAAGCAAGCGGCAAGCGGCCGGCGGCGAAGGTCGCCAGGGCGGTCAAGCGCCCGCGAGCCACGGGCCACAGGTCACGGGTTGCGAATCAAATCCCTGCGGAACTGGGAAAAGGCCCGAAACGGGGCGATGTCGGCTACGGCAAACCGCCTGTGGAGCATCAGTTTGCCCCCGGGGTTTCGGGCAATCCGGCGGGAACACCGCCGGCGCGAGCGAATTTGTGGCGGCATATCTGCAAGTTCCTGGAGGCCGGGGAGGATGAGGCAAGGCGGGTCCAGGGGGACAAGAGCGAATCTCTGGCCCGGCGGATCGCGGCCAAGCAGGCCCTGCAACTGCTGAAGAAGGGCCTGGTCGGCGTGGCGCTGCAGGCGACGATGCGGATGTGGGACCGCGATGAAGGCCGGCCGGTGGCGCATGTGGTGATGGAGAGCCCGGACGTGCTGACGGCCGAAGAGTGCGAAGAGATCCGGCAGGCGATGAAGATTCACCATGAGTGACGGGTTTGCGATGCTGACGGACCGGCAGATTGCGATGATCGGTAGGAAGATTCTGGCGTATCGGGCGCTGCCCGAGGCCAGGAAGTTCCACTCCTCGCAGGCGAAGTACCGATGGTTCTTCGGGGGAAACCGGTCCGGTAAGAGCGAGTCGAACATCGGGTATGACCTGTGTGCTTTCGCCCTGGGCGTGCATCCGTGGCGAAGGACGCCGGCGGGGGCGGTGCTCTGGGCAATCGCGCCGACCTGGGAGATGGTGGGCAAGATCCTGTGGCAGGAGAAGATCAAGGCCTATCTTCCGATGCGGCGGCTCAAGGGAATCGTCTGGCACAACAAGGGCGCCGACATCCCGAAAGAACTCCTGATCGATAACGCGGCGAGGATCGAACTGAAAGCCTTCGAGCAGGGCCGCGTCGCGTTCCAGGGCCGCGCGGTCGATGCGATCTACTGCGACGAGCAGTGCGAGCACGATTCGGCCTCGATCATGGACGAACTCGTAATGCGTCTGGCGGACCGAAATGGATATATGGCCTGGTCCGCGACTCCTCTGATCGCCCAGGACTGGATGGAGAAGCGCGAGCGAGATCCCGGCCCGCAGGACGCGGTCTTCCATGCGGACCTCAACGACAACCGTAAGAGCCGCGGCGGGTACATCGACGATGCCGAGATCGACGCCCGGATCGCGGCCTGGCCCGAAGAGGTCCAGGCGACGCGTATCAGGGGCTACTTCGCGGCGTTCCTGGGGGCGGTGTATAAGACGTTCCGCCGGGAGGTCCACGTTCAGGAAATCGAGTTGCCGGCGGACGCCCAGCACTATCAGGGAATCGACCTGGGCTTCAACAATCCGTTCGTCTGCCTCTGTGCCGCCCGGTACGGGGCGGACCGCCGATGGCACGTCTACGCAGAGCACTACCAGGCGAGGGAGTCTCTGGCCTGGCATGCCGCGAAAATCCGGGCGATGACCGGCCGGACCCGGATCGTCGCACGCTGGGCCGACCACGACGCCCAGGACATCTACGAGCTGCGGCAGTTGGGGATCGAGACGCTGCCGGCGAAAAAGGATATTCGCCTGGGGATCGAGCTGGTCCAGGCCAAGCTCAAGGTCCAGGCCGACGGCCGGCCTCAACTGACGATCTCGCCGCGATGCCCCAACACGATCCGCGAGATGCTCGCATACCGATGGCGCCAGGGGACCCAGACGCGGGACCCGCGCGATGAGCCCGAAAAACAGGATGACCATTGCCCCGATGCCCTGCGGTACTTGTTGTACAGCACGGAGGGGGCGAGATACTTTGGATCGGACGCGACATGAGACAGACCCCTATCGATCATTTCCCGGTGGACCAGGATGTGCGGTACTCGCGGATCTTCGCCGGGGCGATGTGGCCGGGCGTGAGACCGGGCTGGGTGGTGGTGGTCGGCGAGCATGCGACCGAGCATATCGCCGGACGCCCCTGTCTGGACGTGCTCGATGTGGCGGACTCGCCGCGTCTGGACCGGCTGATTTCGCTCTTGGCGGAGCTGCGGGACTTTTTTCATCCGGAGCGGGTCCTGGCCGACGCCAGGAACGCCGCGGCGATGACGATTTGTAATGAGTACGCGGGGCGGGGCCTTCGCGTGGAGCATTCGGGCCTGTGCGAGCTGCGGGGCCCGATGGCGTACGTGATGCCGCTCTTGCAGCGGATCTACAGCGGACCCGGCTCGCCGGGCGATCGGCTGCGGGTGTCGCCGGCGTCGGCCCTGGCGGGCGAAATGCTGGTGGTGCCGGCCAACGAAGACCCGGCGGATTTGAGACTCGAAGACTATCCGGCCGTGGCGGCCCTGGCGTTTGCGGCGCTGGGCCTGGAGTTGTCCCGCCGGGACGCGGCCGAGCGGCTGCCGGAGCAGACGCGAAGATGATTCACCACAGAGGACACAGAGAGCACAGAGAACAGAAGACAAGAAGGGAAAGGGTATCTGATGACGCCACGACAGATTGTGCACGTGCGGACGGAGGCCCGCTGCGACTGCGAGCGGCTGGGGTCTTGTGTGACGCTGACGCTGGCGTGCGGGCACGTCAAGCGGATGAAGGCCTCGCGGGCCCCGATCGGAAAGACCCACTGCCCGCAGTGCGAACAGCAGCGACAGGCGAAAGGACTCGCAAGCGATGACTCGACGTGACCGACGGGAACAACTGGGGCCGGTGATCGGCCGGCTGCCGGATCTGGAGCCCACGATGAGGATCAGCTACGAGCGGTTCGCCGATCCGGCCCGCTGGCGGCG